TGTGTTCTTTATCTGATGTTGTGATGGCTTGTGACCGCTCTAAGTGTTTATTTGTTGCTGGTGTTGGGTTTGCTGATGTCACTTTTGGTTTCTGTTTTGGTCTTGCTCTCTGGTCATCGCGTGCAGCTCTGTATTTGTTGCCTCTAGTTGCATTGCATTTGCGACACGCTGGTACGAGATTGTCAAGTTCGGATGTGCCGCCTCTGTCTGTCTCGATGATGTGGTCTGCCTCTGTTGCAGCGTTGATACCACACCAGTGGCATGGTGGGTTGTCGCTGAGTATGAGTTTGCGGTTGCGTTGGTACGTTGCTGATGCGTGTTCGGTTGATCGTCTTTTAGCCGGCATGATGCTCACGCGCTGCGCTTGTGCTAACGCGGCGCTTGCGCGCCTTGTTCACGGTTGATGGTTGGTAGGTGTTCATGTCGGGCTGTTCCTTTGTTGTGTCGGTTTGTTAAGTGTATGTCATCTGTATGTTTAATTCGAGACAGTGTGATGATGCTCTACCCATCGGGCTGCCTCAATCCGATTACCTTGCACATCTGCCTGATTATGTTTACAGGCCGCCTCGACACTTTGCATTAGCGCTTTCGTGTATCAGTGTTAATGCGTGCCGATCTAACGGCGTTACCGCCGGTCATCCAACCGCCCTGCGACAGGCTTAGGTATTCGCTACTAGCCGATTGTGTGAGTGTTACTTCTTATCAGACCTGACCATTAGCACAGCGCATAGCAGTGTTACAGCCAGCACAAACCACACTGGGCGGCTCATGGCATCTCCCTACGCAACGCCTCGCGTGCCAGTTCCAGCTCATCCTCTAAGTCTTTGATCTGATATGTCAATGACCCAATCTGTTCTCTAAGTTGATCTATTATTTGCATTGCGTTGTCACGTTCGCGCATAACTTCCATCCCCAACTTTCGTAAGTCTTGTAACTGGTCGTGTGAGCCATAGTTGCTGTTGTAACGGCTCATTTTTTCAGCCCATCAATCACGGCAGAGCACTGACCAGCGGTTAATGTTTCAACTACAACGTCATCAACTTGTAACAATTTGTGGATGTACTCAAGTAGTTGTAGATCATCCCAACCCTTACCACGTGCAAGGGATTTGAGAAAACCGATTTGCTTAGGTGTTGCACTGCCGTGACTGTCTGGTCGAGGCGATGTGTTGAGCCGGTTGACTTTTGCCATTTCCTCCATTGAGGCACGCTGACCTGAATCCTCTCCACCAAGATGACCAATACGGCTGTTGCTGATTGCTCTACCAATCGCGCTGGTTTCACAGTTCTCTAAGAAACTGGTTTTGTTGACCGGGCTATTGCCGAACACTTCCTCTGCATAGCCTGTAGCGATAAGTCTGTCATCGTTGTTGTAGCACTCTGCACGCATAATGATGGTTGAGCCGTCATAGTGATGTATCGAGGTAATGATGCGACCGTCTGGGTATTCTGTCCACCAGCGCACCAAACGTTGTGCAACCGTTTCGTAGAGTGCTAAATCAAAATGTGCCATGTCGGGTCTCCTTTGTCGGGTTTAGTTATGCGACCATATCAGATCGGTGTTGCACCAATTTGGTTGTAGCCGGCAATAGGTCAAATGACCATAACTCGGCTTGGCTGGTGCAATAGGTTGGTTCGTGCAGCTTGTGGTCTCCCAAATGGGTACGTAAGTGTGTGTCAATGTTTGTGCGGCGTTTGGTTGACCAGCCGATGAAGTTAACGGTTGTGCATGATGAGTTAACTATGCCCAAAATGTAGATGCCGTTCGGGTCACGGTCGTAGGTGAATAAGTGGCCGTCATGGTGGTGTGTGCCGCGCAACTGGTAGCCAAGTACGTCATCACCGCCTAGTTGGTATGGCTCAAACTCGTACCTTGCACCGTTGTATTGTGCCCATGCTGCCTCGACTGTAAAGCCAAGATTGCTTGCCACTGTGTTGTCTAGTGTGCGTGCTGTTTTGCCTTGACCTAGTGCGCGTACTTCACGCATTTTGGTTGCAACCATGTTGTCACGTGCATACAAGTATTCGTGGGTGAGTCCTACGGTAAAGCTCATTTGATTGGCTTAACTTTTGTACAGGCTTTTAAGTCCGGGTGCAGCCACATGATCTTTTCTGGGTTGTGTCGGTATCTTGTGCCATGCATCATTAGACCGCACTTTTTACAGGTCGCGTATAACATTTATTGCAGCTCTAATCACTGATGCGTTAAATCGATTTTGTTGCCCACCAATAGTTGTGTGCGCCTCGTGCAGTAGCTCTAATTCATCAAGCAAGATCGAGTGATCTGGTTGCTCTGGTTTTGGTATGTGATTAGGTCTAAAGATGTCATCCACAAATTGCTTAAATACTTTGTTGTACTTGTCGCTGTAGGTGTCGGGATACATTGCTTCTCTCGTTTCTTGGCTGATGCCACTATCGGGATATGGTATTTCACTCACTTGGTAAGTTCCATGCTTGCCAGCCAACTTTATGCCAAAGGTGTAACGCGGCTTTAATGTTGACATCAGGATAAAACAGGTCATCAAGTTTGGTAATGATGCCATCCTCGATCAGCCAAGACTCATGAGCGCCATTGACCTGAAATAAACCACGTGAGCCACCACTGCGGTCTTTGCCGTTGAACGCCAGAGGGTTACACGCGCTCTCCCGTTGCAAAACTCGCAAGATGGTTGGTGACTCACTAATTGGCCAGCCGGCAAGGATGGCATCGTTCAGGTATTCCATGCAGCCTTTAGGTGCAGCTGTGGTTGTGGTTGTAGGCGGCACTGTTGTGGTGGGCACAATGCTGGTCAGTGTGATGGTTACTTGCCCACTGGTCACTGGTTGGCTGTCAGACGGCTTACTAGCATCCCAGAGCAACGTAAACGCCGCTAGGCCACTAATGAACCATGCACCTATTTTGATCGTTAAATAGCTCATTTTTTCTCCAATTGGTAAGGCGTTCCCCATGAGTCACCAACAGCGCTCTTAAACGCAATTTGTGCGTGTAGCACTTTGTCGGTTTCAGGGTCACGGAATATCTGCACCAAGACCATTTGCTCTGTGTCTAGGTGAGTTGTGTAAACCTCATAAACGTATGTTTTGGCATCAGCCATATTGCATCTCCCCTTATCGCCGGTACTACGACCATAGGGCATCAGTGTGGCAATTCGGTGAATACCCTCTTAAACGCTTGCTGTATAAGGTTTGCAGGCTGATTAACAAACATTGGTGAGACCTCTACGTGCAGCCAATCGCCACCCGGCGCACCTGCAATCTCTGGCTTGCTGTACGACTTCCAAGCTTGACGATCACAACGCCAGCCACGCCCAAATGCTTTAGGAAAATAGTCAAGCACTTGCTCAACGCCTAACTCGTTTGCGTTGGCTAACACAATGTTGATAAATGCAATAGCGCCTTTACGGTTGGCTGTTGAGTGTTTCTCTGACGGTCTGTACGACAAGTCAACTGCTCGACCAGTGGCGTGCACAGAGAGTTGATCGTCTTTGCCATGCATCTGTCTAATTCCCCAACTGCCGTTATTCCAGATTGCACCACCACCGTACAAAACAGCACAGCGCACCCACTCATCCATGCCGGGTAGTGGGCCTGCAACTGCACCGTCACTGTTGCCTGTGTATGGCCGTGAGCCGATCACTTTAGGGTTTGCTGCTACAAGGCTCATGGTGTTGTTATTGGCTCTGCTGGTTTGCGTTTAAGTCCGTTAGCGGCAACAAGACCAGAGAGTGTGCCAGTCATAAACACTGTAAGTGTCGAGAGCAAGTCAATGAATTGTGCGTCATTAGGTGATTGCTCAAGCGGCTGTGAGATAAACAGCAAGCCCATGACAAAACCAATCACGGTGACTGCAAATGTGATTGCAATTGTGCAACCCACAAAAACAATCATGCGTGCGTGTAATAGTTCTATTTCTGCTTTTTCTTTAGCCATTTATGGTTGCCTCACATTGTCTTACGGTTTTACATTGGTAAATGTTAGTAGGCGCGTTTGTTCGTGTTGTTTCGCACGCGGTCGGAACAAGTGCAAGCATGAGGCTAAACGCCAGTAGTCGGCACTTCATTGTTTACAGGCCGTGTTAATGGTGGTGGTGGGTCTTGAACGTGTGCCCAAAACACAAGTTGACCATCGCATAAAACCCAACCAGTGTCAAAACCATTTTCAACAAGCAAATCGGCCATCGGGTCAATAATCATGCAGATATTTCCATCAAAATTATTGTAGATAGTGTGCCTAATGTTTGTACGCCAACCGATGCTGCAGCGGTTTGATTGGCAAATTGTGTTTTATAAGTTGTTGCGCTTACCGTTGCAGGACTGTCTAAAACTGATGCACCGACCGATGTTCCAATGTTTTCTATAGCGGTAGCTGTATAGCCTGCGGCTAATGCCAAACTTCCTAAATTAGTTGCGCCGCGCAAGAGTTTTAGGTTCACGCCGTTAGCGGCATTGCCAGCACTTTTGTAAATGCCCGTTTGGTTAACAATTACAAGCACTTTGCTACTTGTAGCTGACGGTGTAATACTTGCCGTTAAAGTAGTATCTGCATACGCTGTTGTAGAGCTTGAAGTAGAAGTAGATGTAGAACCATAAACGACTTGCAGCACACGAAACGCGCCGCGCAAATCATTAAGTTGCGCTGCGGTTAAAACGTTATTTGCAACAAACGCTGCTGGAAGTGTGGTGACTGCGGCCATAAGTTCTCCTTATTGTAGTAAATCTGTGCCATTGAGTGTGGACTTGTCAAGGATGAACCAAGCCGTGTAACGCGCTGACCCATCAACCGTCATTTGCCACTGACCCGGCACAATGCGATGCTCGATGCGGTTAATTAACTCTGTTTGACTGATGCTGTTACCAGATGGCGGTTGCACTGTAAGCGTGTAACGGTCAAGCAAATCAAGTTGCAGTAAAGTAGTCCAGTTAGCGGTCACTGCTGTAACACCAACCGAGAGCGGCGAGATGTTGGTGAGCAATTGCCCGTTAACAGTTGCCTCGTATGCGGCCAATGTGACCGCTTGAGCCTGTGTAGAGAGCTGTGTTTGTGTGTTCATGGCATTTGTGCCATAGGCGGTAACGCTTGATGCGTTCGTGGTTGATGTCTGGCCGCCACCAGCAAACGTTACTGTGATGTCGTTTCGGATTGCTTGAGCGTCATAGTTGATTTGTACTGATGGCTCAAACGGTATTGAGCCTGCAGCAAATGTGGCTTGGCTGGTGTTGCTTGATGTGTTTGTGTACACATAGTTTCGGTCTGTAAACTTGACTACACCAGCGCGTGTCACGTATAGATCGCCATCTTCAGAGTTATTGACAATCTGCATCTCTGCCACAAGGTTGCTGTTTGGTGGTGATATTTGGCTGACTGTTGCAACTGGTGACGCGGTAACACTTTTTAGTGATGCGTCTAATGATGTATAGCCAAGCAATCTGGTCATGCGTGCGGCTGATGTTTCAGTAATCATGCCAGCACCATAAATATATAAATTATTGATTTGATCGGCTGTCAGTGCAGATGGAAACGTTGCTAAATCTTGAATTGTTAAACCAGATACCTCGACATAATCAACTGGCAATGGGTACGGTGCGCCAGAATAAAATGTTCCGCTCGATGTTGTACTTTGCACTACGCCGTCAATATAAATGTTTTGTAAACCGCCGCCTTGAGTCCACGTAAAGGCATAGTGATGTGGGTTAGAGTTTCCAAAATCGTTGCTTACCGTTACTTTTTGACCCGGCCCTAACGCCGTATATCTAGCCTGCACGCCGATACCTGTACCGACCGTTTGGAATTGAAAATCTAATCTTGATGAGCCAGTATTCGGCAGCGTTGAGTTTTGTAAAATTATATAACCACCATTTATGTTGCCTGAATAACTTGCCCAAAATGAGACAGTGGCAGATGATGCCACTGGTGTTGTTGCTTGGTTGTATCTATAATTTGCGCCGTTAAAATTAGCTGCTCTAGACAACAAAGACGGTGCGAGACTTTCTGTTACAGCAATAGTATTTAGTTGTCCACCAGTCGTGTATTGCGTCATTGTTGCTGGTATTGACCCAACATCGGTAAGTGTTGTTGAACCAAGCGGGTCGTTCATACGCCAATAGTTGTATGGTGACAGTGATTTGGTGTAGTCATACACGTAATCTGGTAACAGTTCGGCAGAGATTAAACTGATTGCATCAAAGCATGACAATGTGGTTGTGGCATTTAAGCCGGCTTGATCCCATGATGCAGGGAAACCGTCAACGTATCCCCTAAACACGCTGTAGGTAACGCTGTTGCTTATTCCCTCAATTTTGATTTGGCGGCGTGGTAACAGTTTGCCGTAATATGTGCCTGACGTATAAAACGGGTCAAATAGTCGAGAGTCGTTGTTTAATACAACTTGAGCTGTGCCGATAAATGGGCTGTAATCATCAGACCTGCCACGCGACACATTTGCTGAGTAAACGTAACTGGTGATATCTGTCCATGTTGGTGATGCAACGTATGGCCCATCATTAAACGCAATGCTTACTTTAGGTGTTGGCCATGCCATAGTTAACCCAAAACGCTTGCAAGTGAACCTGTACGCGATTTGTAGGCAACAAGTGCATCTACAATACTTTTGCCAATAGCAACCGGGTCACCAACTCCAGTATTAACAGTGATGTTTAGCCCACCACTTGCATTGTCAGAAACAAAACTTTGCGCTTGCACAGAGTTAATTGGCGCAACCATTGGCTGAGATATTGCATCATTAAACGATGCACCAATGCCTTTGATGTCTGCCAGTTTGATGCCTTTTTTGCCAAGTCGTTTTTGTGCTGCAGCAAACGCCGCCTCGACACCTTGCAAATATGATTGTGCGTTAGATACACCTACGCCGTACCACTGATTGGCTGCCTGTTGACCGATGGCGGTAGCTGCATCTTTGCTTGCCTGAACTAATCGGTTGGTTTCTGAAATTGCCGATACACCACCGTTAATTAACTGTTGTGCTATTGCTGCACCAGACTCGCCACCAGCATCAAGCACGGCTTGCAATGCGTCTTGTGACAATCCCATTGTGAGCAATTTGCTTACATTTGAGCTGTACGTCTGTATGCCTCTAACTTGATCGCGTAAACCTTGCAAAAATCCATACCCAGTTTCATCGCCTGCGTCTTTAGCATCCTTGAAACTAAACGCATTGCTAAGACCGTCTGAGACAGTTGAGGCAAAATCGTTAAACTTGCCTTTAGCGGTTTCAAGTTGATCTTGAGCACCTTTAAGTGCTGCAGCCATATCGGTCTTTAATGCGTCTGATGCTTTCTTAATCTTTTGTGCCATTGTGTCAACCGCGCCACCAGTCTTTTTGACCTTTTCTTGCACGTCTGATAGTTGTGGGCCAAACGCACCGCTTGCCACAGCACCAAAATTAGTTGTGGCAGTTGTAGCCGATTTGGTTGCGTTCTTAAACGTCAAAAACGCGCCAGCCGCAACAACAAGCCCGGCAGCAATAGCGGCAGCACCAACACCTAAAGTCAATGCGGTATTGGCTGCGGCAGCACTTGCAGCTAATCCCCAGTTAAGAGCCGTTGTAACAATTGTTACTGCGTTAGCAATAACTTGTGCAGCCTTAAAACCAATAAGAGCTGTTGAAATTGCTGCTATTGCTGTACCAACAGCCATCAGTACACCAACGTGATCTGCTGCCCAATTACCAAACTTTGTGAGGTAAGGCAACACTGTCAAAATTGCTGGCAACAACGCTTTGCCAATTGACTCTTTAGCCTCATCGAGTGCCACGTTGAGTCGCTTAAATTGTCCTTGTGCAGTACCAGCGGCAGCTGCAGCCGAGCCACCAAATGTGTCTGCTAATGCGGCCATCACAGAGTCAAGTGATGCACCATCTTTAATCATCTGGTACAACTCTGGTGAGAGTTGCTTTAACGCTTTGTAGTTGCCGCCATACGCTTTAGCAAGAGCATCAGATACCTCGCCCAAGTTTTTGCCTGTACCAGCTGAGACATCCATAGCCAGAGCAAGACCTTTGTTTGCCTCAGTGATGTCATTTGTACCGCGCAAAATGCTGGCAAATGCTGGCCGTAGTTCGTCATCAGCAACACCAGTTGCCATTTGCATTGCCCTGATCTGTTGCTCGACTGCAGCAATTTGTGCATCAGTAGCACCTGTAACGTTTTTTAACGCTTTTGCTAATTGAACTTGTGCAGCCTCATCATCAATTGCTGCCTTAACACTTTTACCTGCAATGACTGAGAGCGCACCAAGAGCTGCAACGGCTGGCAAAAATGCTTTGCCCATGATAAACCCGGCACGCTGGCTGTTTGTTTCAAGTGCCTTTAGTTGTAATAGTGCTTTCTCAAATCCTTTGCCGTCAAGACTTGAAATGATCGGTATGTTAATTGCCATTGGGTCTCTCAATGTTTCTGTTCATGAGTTCCACAACTCGTTGCAAGATTTTGCGTACATCCTCTGTGACTTGTAAACGGTTTTTGGCTACCGCAATATCAATTGCACGTGGCGCTCTGCCAGCCTCTTTAACCAAGTTTTGTGCAAATATAGAGTTACCGCCTCGAATACCTGCATGGTCAAATATCGCACCAGCCGGGTCAGCCTGCTGAATAACCATCAGGCCGTAAGGTTTAGCACCGTAAGCAACCTGCTCGTCATGGGTCACCACACCGTCTGTAGTGCGTTTGTAGGTCACATAACGCTCTTTGCCTGCAGCTTGACCAACCTTGACCTTAAAGCCCTGACGAGCCTGCTCGTTGTTCCATTTGGTAGGTCTGCCTTTAATGATGTTGCCGCGTACCATGCCAGACAATGGCGCACCGTTATTGAGCGAGTTGGGAAAGTTTTTGATAAGCCATCGAGCATCATGAATAATTACATCGCCAGTGGCTTTAATGTCTTTAGTTATTTGGCGGCGATACTTGTTATCAAACGTGTTGAGTTCTTTAAGTATTTGACGCGCACCAGTAATGTTTACAGCCAATGTTGCAGCCATTAGCGGCCGCCTCTTTGTTTGTTAAGTATCTCGATTACGGCGTTCATATCATCTGCCTCAAATGTAACCTCTGACGGCCAGTAACCGGTGGCAACAACAATTTCTGCCAGCGCTCGCCTTACTGAGCCGTGACCGCTTTTGGGTCTTGTGTCTCCAGTACATCAATTGACTCAAGTAACGCAATGAATTGGTCAAGTGAGCCGGGCACTGTTGTACCAGATGCACGTGTTGCCTCGTAACACAAGTAAGCCAAATCCTCAACACCAATACCTGATGCCATCTCTGACGCTTTGCGCTTGTATTTGCGTTCCCATGCGACAACTGTTGCAAGGTTGGTTACAACCTCGTTTGTTGTGCCGTCTGTAAATGTGGCTTTAAGTCTTAATTGCATCTTGCCTCTTTCGTGTCGGGCCGTTGCCGGCGAGAATTAGTTAAGCGACTGCTACTGAGTATGCGCCACCAGTAAAGGTGATGTCAATGGTGTCAAGCGCACCAAGTTGGCCGTTGACGATTGGCAATGACTCTAGGTAAGTCAATGTCAATGTTGACTCTGGGTTTGTGGCTGATGTTGCAGCGCTGGTTGGTTTGATTTTCACAGTTGTCTGTGTACCAACAAGAGCTTTAAGTGTCGCGTAAGTTTCGGTGACAGCAAACGAGTTGTACATAGTCAATGTAAGTGTGCTGTTTTCGAGACCGCCAACGTATGAGCGATTGGTCTGACCAAATGCGGTGGACTCAAGCGACTCGATCACGCGAGTCAATACAGCTGCGGTGCACTGGTCACTTAGGTCAACTGAGTTGACGGTGACTACTGGGTTGGATAGGTAAGTACTGGTGGCCATGTGGGTTACTCCTCGTTGGTGTCTTTACTAGGTTTATCAGATTTTGTGCTCTTACTGGTGGATTTGATAAAGCCACCCTCGATTAGCGCGTCAATGTTGATGCCATCGGTTGGCTCAAAAACATCGCCCACTGTGCCGAGTCTTGATGATGCAATTACGTATGCCATGTTGTGTCCTAACTTTGTGCCTGCACATTGATATTAAGATCATACGCTGGTAACTCGCTGCCGCCGATGATGGCAACACTTGGCCTGCCATCGGTGACACCGATCTGGGCGCTAACCACTTTGGCTGCCAAGTTCATCAAGCTGCGTTGAGCATCCAAGTTGCCCGGCCCAAGAGTCAACAATCTGACCGGATATGACAGCGTAAACACGGCGCGGCTGAACCCTGTAAAGGATGGCGCATCAATGAACACACAAGGCGGTGAGATGTTTCTAGGGTCTGTTACTACCTGTAAGCCTGTAACGGCGCTTAGCGTGGCTGCTAGATCGTCTAGTGACTCGTTAAACAGGTCTGTGTATGCAACTGGTGTTGGCATTAGGCAACCTGTGCGCGGTTGACACCTAGCAACTGTTTAATCATTGGGCTAAGACCGTTAGACCCACCAGAGACCATGCCATCAAATGAGGCAAAATCTGAGACCGAGCCACGCTGACGGTACAAGAAACCGCCATAGGCGCGAGTGCCCAAACCAACAGCCGTTGATGGCAACACGGTAAGCGAGTCGTGATAGCCAGCCTCTTGCCTACGCAAGAAACAAAACGCTGACGCGGCAGCTGCACACAAAGTAAGAAAGGTGGCATCAGCGGCGGTTGCTGTGCCAATGCCTAGCCAATCCTCGACATCGGTTGCTGATACCCAAGTACAAACCTGTGTATAAGTCAATGTGCCTGTAGAGGTTGCTACGCGCTCGACATTGTCACCAGTGCAACGGTACATAACTTGATTAGCCAATGGCACGTTGGTGTCGTACATTGGGAAACCTTGCGAGTCAACACCAATGTATAAATACTGTGGGATTGCTTGCACCTTAAATGTGCCGTTGAACGGTACGGCAACATTGGCAATAGTGACACTCTCCCCAACAGCGATCTCTGTTGGTTCAAGTGTTTGCACTACTGCATAGTCATCTAGCAATTGCTTGCTGGTGATTGTGTAACTGCTCATGGCGGTTAGGCCGCCTCTCGCTTAGTCGGTGTTTGTAATTGAGCGAATCATTGATGGGATAGCGGCAAATGTCGCAATTGTTCCTGTGTAGGAAAATTCGCGAGCAGCTTTTGCAGGCAAGTCCAAACTCATCATACCGCGCATGTTCTCATAGAATTCGAACGAACGCGATGCGTTAAGTACATACAACTTGGTTGCGTCAATGGTGTCGAGTTGGCTGTCAACTACGGTGATGAGACCGAGTGGGTTTTGACCAGACCATGATGCTGCCGAGCCTGCGCCAAGCGTGTTCATACCAAGCAAGCCCGGTGCGCCAATGCTTGGAAAAATTGGTCGGTTGGAATCGTCAACCAATTTGCCGAGATACTTCCATTGCGCTACTGAGAGCACCAAAGTGTCAACAAAGAAGTTTGTGCCAACTGATGCGTCATACGCTGCGGTGTACAACTTTTCAATCAAGTCTGCTGGACTTACGCCATCCCAGTTGCCTGATGTGGTTGCTGCGCCGTCAAGTTCGGTGCAAGCATAGTTGTCAGTTGCCAACATGTATTGGCCCATCAAGTCATTAAGCACTACGCCTAATGCTGCAGGGTCGGTAAAGTCAATTAGCTGCATTGAGAGCTGTGCACTGCCGCCGACCGTTACTCGATCAACTGAGTTTGCTGCAACGACCATTGTTGTTGACGATAGATCAGTGTTTTGTGTTGCTTGGATTGCAGCTGATGTGTGCGTTGTGATTGTTGGGCGGATGAAACTAAAACCGTTTCCGTTTGGCAATGCACGTGCGCCAAGAGCTGTAACAAATGGCCTGATGTAATTCAGATTTTGTACGACAGGCGCGACCACTGGCAATGGCAATGTGCCTGGAAAATCGCCCGTGTCAGTTGAGGCAAACTCAAATGCGCTTTTTTGTTTGTCTGCTGCGGCTTTGTATGCACCGTTAACTTTTGCAAATGTTGCGCCGCCAATGTGCATGGCTGCCATGTATTCGCCCGGTGTTGGCATGCGAAACTCGCGTGCTGGTTCAGCCCACAACGGTTGTGTTGCAACTGCTGCTTCGACTACTTCTGGTGCTGTTACTTCGCTCATAGGTTCTGTCTCCTGTGTAGGTTCTGTTTCTATAGTACTTATTTCTTGCTCAGGTTGGTGGATACTCGCGGCAACCTCTGTTATGAGCGCACCTTCACATGTCCCGTAGCTCGCCCTTTCCCATTCCG